CATTTGTAGTACTTGTTATCCATGTAGCATTCGGGTGATACACACCAAATTCGTCGGCACAAAAAATGCCAATACTATTATCCTCCGCTGAAGATGTAACCTTAGGTAATAAAGCAACAAAACCAATTTGGCCATCTAAATGCAAACTAGACGTACTACCCCTTCTACCTAAATAAGCCTCACTTATGTCACTTAAATACTCACCATCACTACTTGTTTCAGCCGTGCCGCCATTTACAAATACACTTAAAGTAGAGCCACTAAGCTTTGCAATAATAATATTAGTTTTAGTATTATCTACACCAGTTATAATAAGATCGCTTCCACTACCACAATTCCACTTTATTTCACCTGCATTATTACTGTACTCAAGCTTCCAGTAGTTATCTGACCCGTTACTAGCACCGAATATATTTTTTACAGTGCTATTTTCGGTATCTCGCTTAGAAACAAATACCCACGTATGATCCCCGTTTGCAACATCATGCACTGCGCTGTTTAATTGTAGCTCATCATTTGTGCCATCAAAATCGGCCATTTCGACATCGTTTATAATGGTAGCAGCTGGACGCTTGCCAGCAGTAGACTGAGCAACAGAATCATTGTTATTTGCCGTTCTATCTAATAATAACCTTATCGCACCAGAAACAACATCTATATAATCTCTATCTCTAGTATCATGAAATATCGTGCCGGATAGCAATAAAGCTTGCCCTATTATACCAGGGTTTGCAGCCTCTTCTTCAAATAGCACTAAAAACGACATAACAACCTTTTATTAAATGATGAAAGGCTTCAACTTAATTGCGCGCTCTGCACCTTGGGCATCTGCAACAAATTTAAGCTGATCTACTCCAGCGAATGTGTTTGCACTTAATGTATAAATACCATCGGTGGCAACTATATACGTAACGGCAGTTCCATCTTGTGACCTAAGCTGCTTAAATGTCACTCCACCATCAATGCTGGCCTCAAAAGTCATTGAAGTGCCAGTGAATGCCGATGGAACCTCAAACGACACCGCTGTACATCCAAAAAGATTAACTGCGCTAGACGTTGTTCCTGATGAAGCGATAGTTGCTGTTAAGACTTTAACTGCCTTATCTACTGTATGTTGAACTTCCATGTTTTTTACCTTATTTTTTTATATTATTATAAATCATTTGCGAATTATTAACAAGTTAAGGATTTATTAATCAAGTTCTACCTACGCCATACCAATAGCCACATTGGACGCCCCCGCACCAAAAGATCGCCTCCTCCGCCGCAAGATATTTGCCATTCGCCTACAATATCAGTAGCGCTGTCTGCGCTAGCATTTTCGAGTAACTTTTTATAACTTACATCAACCATAAAACAGCCCCAAGTATATAGGCAAAAACATACCTTATTAATGCCTATATATTTTATTAAGAACGCGTAACTGTTGCAATTATTCCAGTTAAATCAATGTCAGTAGTTCCGCCTGTAGTTCCTGTTAGCAAAGCGTAAAGAGTCTCACCCTCCGCTAGAACTTCAGTCAACCCCTGAACAGTTAAAAGTGATGAGCTGACAAGGGTGTCCGAAGTCACCGTACCTACTCCATCTGTTCCTATCTGAACATCTGTAACCCCACTAACAGCAGTCGTTAACTTCCTAACCGATAGCACGAGCGTTACATTATTACCAGCCGAGTCGATTTGCCCCTGAACAGAAACTCCAGTTAGCGTATCCCCAATTTCTAGCCCAGTTATTGGAACTACTAGCGTGGATGATGTTTGAGATGCTGGCAGCGTGGCGTGAGACTTATCAGTACCGCCCGTTATTACCCATCCCGCCGTAGCGCCAACTTTTGCATTGCCGCAAACCGGCGTTACGATCTTACGACCCTCGCGCAACAAACTTCCCTCAAGCGTAAGCGTGTTATCCCCATCTTCCCCGGGTTGCTTAAAGTAGTTCTTAACATTATTAGACATAATTTATTCTCCTTGTTTTTCTATTTCTAATTTTAATGCTTCCTTCATTTTCGCAAGAGATTTTCTTTTATCTAGCTCAACATCATAAAGCTCTAATGCAAAAGCCTCTAATTCAGCCTTGTCATCAAAAGCATCTATTTCTTCAGCTATTTCTTCAGCTATTTCTTCAGCTATTTCTTCAGCTATTTCTTCAGCTATTTCTTCAACTGGTTCTTCAACTATTTCTTCAACTGGTTCTTCAACTGGTTCTTCAACTGGTTCGTCAGCCGGTTCGTCAGCCGGTTCGTCAGCCGGTTCGTCAGCCGGTTCGTCAGCCGGTTCGATCTCCTTAGCATAGCCAAGCTCTATAAATCTTTTAATATTAGCATCGGTAGAACCTTGCTCACCGCATTCAAATGTATTGCCTTTTATAAGAGTAACAATTGACTGTGGATTAATAGCAACACGTCCACTTTTTAAAATAACAACTTTCATATTAACCTCGTATTAAGTGGAGGCCGAAGCCCCCACATTTTATTTATGCTGATAAACTAGCGCTTGGTACAATCTCTGGAGAACCAGTAAATGTAGCGCCAACCGTAGCACCCGAGCTTGTTGAAGCTGATACAATTTGCAAACGCACATAACGCTTAGTACCAAAGAACCCAATGCTATTTAAATTAGCACCCGATGCAGTAACAGCCGATAAAGCCGCTCCAGCTTCAGTTCCGATTAAATTAGCATCAGCAACAGCAGTTGCACCAGACATGCCAGAATCATCAGACTCCTGGATAAGAGGGGTATAAGTTCCATCGGTGTATGCAGAGCATAATAATGTAAACATACCACCACCATCAAAATCAGCAGTATCGATTATAGCACCACTAGTTGTAGTGTCACTTGAGATTGCTTGCACTGGAAATGCATATTTATCCAATACATTGCTTCTAATATCTTTTATTGGCATAGTAATTTTTCCTTTTGTTAGATGACTAGGGCGCTTACGTCCCTAGTCGTTTATTTAATTATACAGAAGCTGCAAGCTTTTGAAGCTTGATAGCTTGGAAGTTAGTAACAGCACCACCAACACGTTTAGTAGTGTAGAACTTAATGAATGGCTTTGCAGTATATGGATCACGCAATACACGTATACCCATTCTATCAACGATAGTATAACCAACACCAAAGTCACCATAAGCAACCGCTAACGAATCAGCAGCAACCGCTTGCATGTCATCAGCAAAGTATAGTGGCTTACCAAGTAATCTAACTTCAGCACCAGTTGCCAACATGCGCTCATTAAGTAAATAGCGGCCAGCACCATCTTTTAATAAAGACACATCAGTAAATGCATCACGCTTCATTAAGAAAGATGCACCTGATTGATAAGCTTCAACTAAAGATCCTTGTAAGTTACGCAATCCATCAGCCGTTATTGCACCAGATGTACCAGATGCTATTTGCTCAATTTTATTGCGCTCATACGCTCCAGCTGTTGCCCAGTTAGCATATGATAAAACACCTTTTGGCTTATTAGCACCGTCACCAGCTACAAACGCTGTATTTTCTGTGCGAGTAAGTATATCATCAGTTTTGCGAGCAAGCCATGCTTCGATATTTATGAATGAATCATCAAGCATTTTTTGTGTAGCACGTGGCTCTGCATACTGTTCATGTACAGCAATCTTAAGAACGCCAACTTCAGGAGTAGATGTTTCAGATATAGCCTCAACTTCGCCTACCCATCCGCCAGTTGCAGATTCGTTATCATCTATTGGAATTTCAATCTCATTAGAGCCAGTTGTTATGATTTGAGAAACAGCACGCATAGGGCTGGTCTCAAAAATGCGGTCAACCGTTACATCGCTACGCTGATCTGGGCTAACAAGATAGCCGCCATCAGGGTTGTTGCCAGTGGACATTGACTTTTGATTAAAAATATAAAAACCCTTACCATCTTCTACGCCTTGCTCACCTATCATATCATAAGCGGCATTTTTCAATAAACGTTCATCTTCAACGTCAATTGACTTTTTAACGTAAGCGTTAGCAATTTCTTCAATAGCATCACTTGATGGAGCAACGCCTTTACGAATGTATTTAGAAAACTCACCTTTAAATTTAGAATGAGCAGCCGCAAATTCACTCACAGAAGATTCGCTAACGTTTAATTTATTTGCTTTTTTATATAAATCTTCATAGTCTTTTTTAACCATGTCAATTTCAGACTGAAGCTTTTTAGTTTTAGCGTCTCTTTCTAGTTCTTTAGCTTGAACCTCAGCTAGTTTTGCTGATGTTTCTTCACCAAGTGCTTTAACTTGCCCTTGAGCTTCCGCTCCAACGTCTTTTGATTTTTCTGCTATTTCACGAATATCAGAAAGACCCTTTAAAACGTCATTCATTTTATTATCGTCAGACATTTGTTAATCCTTTTTTGTTAATGATTGTTTAAATTCGTTAATTGCATTAAGCAATTTTTCTTCATCAACAGAATCACTCTGCCTATTCTTGGCATCAGGCTCACCCTGTGCTTTATCTTCTTTGAATTTTGCAGCAAGAATAACACGAGCCTTTCTTGTAAAAACTCCCGTTTCTTTTAACACATCCTCAAAATCTTTTTTACTACATATGGAATCAGCTTTGATAGCATCTATAATTTTATCATCTTTTTCCATTTGTTCTTTTTCCCTTTTTAAATCAGCATTTTCTTGCTCTAATTTCTTAACATGCATTATTTTAGCTTTTGCATTAGCCGGTATGGTAACTATAGATACCTCCCATAGGTCAATTTCTTTAATGTATCTAACATTATCATCGCTCATATCCGCATCTTTTACGTTAAAGCCAATAGAAAAATCCCCTAATGCTCCCATTTGCAACAATGGGTATATATCTTTTACTTGAGAATTTTCCTTAGGCATGCGCGCCTCAATGACAAGTCCACGCTCCGTTTCATATGCGCGATCAATCACACCTATGGGTTCATCCATTTTATGCTGATATAATAATTTTGGCATACGTTCGACTAAGCTCATAGAAAAAGCCCCCTCTTCAATAACGTCACCGACTCTATCTACATTTCCAAATGTGGCGGCGTAGCCTTTTAGGCGCACAAAGCCATCATCAACCTCTTTTACTTCAAGTTTAGCTTCTGCTTTTTTAAATAGTAAATTATCCATGGTAATACATTATATATGTTATATACAATATAATATTATAGACTATTAAGAAAATTTTAAAAGTTAATTTATTAACTACTTATTAATAATTAAAAATAGCTACCTAAATAATAATTGAAAATTACTTGATGTAGCTACCCTATTTAGTCTACTAGGTGATGTAGGCTCTTTAACTTGTGGTGGCTTTATGCTGATTTTTTCTAAAGCGCATATAGCTATATTTCTTGATAAATCGCCAGCTGCATTAAAATACATCTGCAACTCCGCATTATTAGCTATCCCCATTGTAGCCTTACCCTGCCCTTCGCTATTGTAATATCTAAAACCCAACTTATCACACACCCTGGCTTGGTTGCGTCTTTGATATTCGTCATATGAATTACATATAATAAAAGGCTTATTCTTCATAACACCTATTTTTACAGCTTTTAATAACAACTTACTACCTAACGAGCCATCAGCTAAGCCTTCGTCTAAAATAATTGTATCAAACTTATTGTATTTCATGGCCTCTAAAGCCTCGTCTAAAGTTGTTGCGAGCTCCACGCCCTGAATTGACCGGGGGTTATCCAAGCGATTTTTACACAATTTTGAAGTAATAACTTCGTCTTCCACTAATAGTACTAAGTTTTTAGGCATTATCTATCTCCTCCTTCATGTCTATAAGTTCTTGAGAAAGCTGAACCGTTGGGCACGACTTGCATACACGCCCCTTATTGTACGGAAGTGTATTTTCCTCACAAGACTCCCACTCTCCATACTCATGCTCACAGCGGCTTGCTTTTTTCATATCTATAAGTTCTTGGTAAAGTGATGCTCTCTCGTACAAAGCGTTTGCAAAATTAGGGTTACCATCTGTTGGTATAGGTAGTTGCTGTATAAGAGCATTAAATGCTACTTCTGCATCTCTATATTGTTCTGCTGTTGGCTTTATTTTACACCCATTAAATATATTGGTTTGCTTATTAGGAAACTTTCTCCTTGCAATATTTAAATCTCTAGCCATTGCCTCGATTATTTCATCCTTATTCATTGCATAATATCTCTACATTTGTTCTATTGACCTTACAAATGGTATGTGCTGTTGTTTTGTGTTTTGGTATTATTCTAAGCCATGCTAATATTAACATAAACCTACTGCGCCTTGGTTCTGTTATATATATTGCATCCCCCTCTTTATAGCCATGAGTAGAAGTTGTTATTGTTAACTTTTTATTCATCATCTTTACCTTTGTTAATTAGTTTTACGCTGGTTATAATCACGTTCTATCTTATAAGCTTGTACTGCTGCTGCCATGCTGCCCATACCTATATCTAGCAACATAGCTATAACTTCACGCTTTGGCTGTTTACCAGCTTTTCTTTGTTTACTGTAGTATGTTATTATATCTTCTTTAGTTTTCATAACTATCCTTTATACCATCTATAGATATTAACATTATAATAGCGTCTATAGATGTTACTCTCCTTTATCTTTATCCGTTGATAGGGCTTGTTTAGCTATTACATCCGTTCCATCAGTAATAGCCTTGTAATCATCATGCCATTGCTGTGCTAATTTCTCTAATTCTATATTTTCTTTTTTAAGCTCTTTAATCCTCTCTTGTGCCTCTGTAAGAGCTTTGTTGTAGGCTCTGGTGTTCCAAGCTTTTTCAACACCTTTACTTTCGTCATAATTTGACATTTGCGCCCCACAATATGCGCATTCTATAAACTCTTCTAGGTCATAAGATTCTCTAATTTTCTCATATTTTGCTGCACCCCCACAAAACGGGCAGGGTTTTAGTTCTTTATCTAACGTCATTTATTATATTTCCATATTAGCTTCATAAATTAAAACATCTTCTAGCGTTACTGGTCTTTGATTAGGATATCTATAATCCCTTTCAGCACCTACCACCTGTTCAACACCACAAGTTTCACACTTATCCGTCCACACGCCTACTACTTTATCCTTTGGTATTAAGCCTTTATTTTTAGCGCATTTACTACATATGGCTGTCATCTTTTACTCCCATTTCTAACAACCCATATTCCAACATATCCATACACACCTTAAGGTTTTTGTGTCCACTTTTGTAGCTACTGCACTGGGCTATCAAACCTGTTTCTTTATGCGTAACCTTAACGCCAGTTTTCTCGGCATAAACGCTTATGTTACTTTCTGGGTATAGAGGCACTGTATCTACAATATATTCTTTATCTGTCATATTCTATCTCCTGCTACTGCACGGCATCATCTACACGTGCTATTGTTATAATAGTTATTTATTATCCCGATCGGTGTCATTTACTTTGTTGATATAACTGTTAAGTACGTAATAAACTTTATCAACACTACATCCTAAACCCTCTTCACTTTTTACATGCTTCGTTAAATGGTTTACAATATATGGTAACGCATATACTAAATCATATATCTCATGTCTTGACTTTGGGTCTTTAATATCGAGCTGTTGTTCAATCATACCGTATGTGTCAAGCGCTATAACTTCCATTTTATCTGTAGCTCCCCTCAATAGAGACTTAAAGTTATTACCATCTAATTTTTTGAATAAAGATTTCCACTCAGGGTCTTGCTTCCGCTCCTCCTCGTACGAGTCTATCATTGCGTCCATTACTTTAAGTAACGCGTCTTGTATCTCTTCACTTGGCATATTCTTTTCCTTTATTTATATTACTGTTTTATCTACCCTTATAATGCTGATATATGTTGGTCATTTAATACAGCCCCTCGCTATATAATCTATTATAATTTTATTTACTGCTCCGTAATCACTCATAAATCCCCCTTTAATATCCTGTAATCAGGAATTGTACTTAAATCACACT